CACCGCTCACGGAGGAGCTTGTAAGGATATTTTTGTTGGAGTTTTTGAAAAATACAACCATTGTTAGGAATGGCGTTATTCCTGGCGTGTATTATTATCCTCGTCCCAACGAGGAAAGTTTAATGAAGACGTTGTCTTATTCGTGTACAAAAGAAATTAGTTTGGATGAGGCGATGTATATTAACGCAAATGATGTTTTGTCGAGGGTTTGGGCTAGTGGTGGCTATCTCAAGTGGTTTGAACGTGTGCTTCCTGTTTTGCAGAGGCGTGGGATTTCGAAGCCGCTTGTGACTGCAACCGCTATTGAAGAGCGTTTTAAGAAGGGAACGCTTAATATCAATTATGCATTTGAGTTTGTCGAGGAGTTACCTATTCCTGGATGTTTTGATAATTGTATGATAACTGTGCAATCTGAAAAGATTTCACCGGTACCCTTGACAGGCAACGAGGATTCGGGAGTGAAAGTAGAATTGGGAACTGAGGCGCAACCTCAATTACCAACTGTGTATGATCAGAGAATTTTGAGTGTGGGTACGTTGTGTAAGCGATTTTATCCGTTGTGTCAAGTTACAGAAGGTCAAAAACAAATGTCATTCGCTTATTCCTCGGCATTGAGCGTCAATTTCTCTGAATCTGTCATGACGAAAGTTTTGTGCGGATACATAGCAAGAGTCGCTCCATGTTATAGATTCTACACAGGGGATATGAACTTTATTATTAATGCTCAACAAGCTGAGAATGCGGTGATAGAAACTTACATTAGTGTAGGTACAGCGCCAAATTTAGCGCCCCTGTATAAGGATTGGAGTGTTGGAAACACGTATAATCCCGCTTTTTTGGACGAATCAGCTGGTGTGTATGGGAAGAGAAGTGTTCAATTTCAGACGTCGTGTACGACGCGATTTAATACGCTTTTGACTCCTATGTTCGCTGGTGACTATAAAAAGGAGCATTGTAATGCTGGGAATCTTGCTTGCACGTTTGGTTTTGAACCGGCTATCGGAACTGTGACTCCCCAGTCGGGGACTGTGTTCTGTTCGCTGGCGGATAACTTTCGTTTTAGTGGTTTATGTCGTGTTCCAACTCTTAGGATAGTAACGAATTTTTATCCGCATGTTGGGTCAAGCTCATTTTCCATCGGACAATACATTCGTTTCACGGCTCTTGGCGGCGCGGCTGATATTGAGTTAACTCAGGGATTTTTGAATCAATGTATTCCTGCATCAACTCTACCAGCCACGGGTGGCGGAGCGCTTGTTTCTTTCGTGGTGCCTAGCAGCGCGGTTTCGGATAATGTGGTGAGAGCCCTAGGATACGCAATCGAG